GTAGTATTCAACACCACTGAACAGAAGCAAGAATTTGTTTCTGAAATGAATAAATTAGAATGTGATATACATTGGTATGATAACACGATTAATACTGTAGAAAGACCTTGCAAGGAAGTGCCTTGGTGGAGTGATGGTGGTATCACATTACACATTGTTTATGATGATATGCTATTCCATGAAGCACCTCAACAACGTAGACGTGATAAGCCATACACTGATATGGATTTGACAAAATTTTGGAATATCCAGACTAATAGAAACTACACACATTACGAATGTATTGTGTTCTCGTTTGGATATACTATGATGGAGACAAGTTTTTGGGATAGAGTTAGCAAGTATTTCTTCTACAAGCAAAGTAAAGTTGAAGACGCATATGATGACTTTGTTAGTAAAGCTGACAGATTAGCAGATTACTTAGCTTAATCTTCTTCTATATCATGAAGCCACGTTGTTCTGGCTTCCCAAACTTTTTCAAAATTCTCTGCGCAATTTGGCAGTCTTTCGTGATTACCCCAGAGACGTTTGAAGTAACTGTCATACACGACACGCATTTCATGTAGGCTATATTCAGTAGGAAATAAATGACCTTTAACTGCATAGAACACTTCATTTATTTTCTTGAGTTCTTCGATAGTCATACGCACACCCCCATAAAAAAAGTAAAAAAAAGGGAAGCCCCGAAAGGCTTCCCAAGTTAGTATCGTTAACCGATATCTTGTTTTTAGAACAAGTTAGTTACGTTTACGCGGCGGTAGTATTCGTTGGTATTGACTGTAAGTGCGCCGTTACCTTGAGTAGCACCTTGTGCATATGGGTTAGAAACCATGCCGTAGCGAGTCTTAAAGCCGATTTTTGGCTGGAAGGAATTCTCACCAACTGCACGAACCATTTGCAACGGTACGTATGGGCAATAGAATAGACCTGCATCGAAAGATGAAGAACCTTTATAGCCTACGACCAAGTAGTTGCCTACTGCGTATGGATCGATATACACTTTGTAACGTCCGTTAAGAACACCAGCAAATGTGTTGCCTGTGTCATCTACGTTCAAAGAGTTGCTGTTAAGCGCTGGAGTGTAATCTAGTACACCTGCCATTTGAAGTGCAGAAGCAACATCAGATGAACAGATAACCATGTTACCTTTACCACGTCTTGTGCCTTTAGCAATAGCGTTAGCTTCTTGCTCGATTTGGAACATAAGACCTTTGAACTTCTCAACTGACCAACGACCATTTGCGTCTACGTCAAGATCGAAAGTACCTGCTACAGCAGTAGCTACAGCACCAGGCTTAGCGTTTGTGTAGATTGTACGAACCAATTCGCGGTTGATTTCAACGAGGATTTCAGACTGCAAGATGTTTGCAAGTTCTGTTTCCGCGTCAAGACCGTGAACAGCTTTCAAGTCTTGTGCTAGTTCAGTTGTGTACTCTGCTTTCAACGCACGAGATTTTGCCGCAACAGTAACTTTTTCAATTGAGAAAGCCATTTCTGCGAAATCTGTACCGTTTCCGTCACCCAAAGCTTCTGCTTCAGTTGTACCCATGCCAGTACCTGTAGTAGGTGATGCATGTGGTAGTGTTTGTGCGTGTGTACCGTCACCAGAGAAGTCAGTGTCTGCTTCGTTGTAGAACACTTCTGCGCCAGCTTGGCTAGTTACGCGAGAGCGCATTGCAAAGATCAAGCCTGTTGGACCTGTCATTGGCTGAACACCAGCAATGTCATATGCGATTAGGTTTGGCATCGCACGACGAACTAGTGAAATTAGTACAGGGTCATAACCTGCTGTTGGACCAGCCGCTGTGGATGAACCGCCGAAGCCGCCTGTACCCGCATCGTTAGCCGCAGTTTCTGCTAGGAAACCAGACATGTTAGCAGACGTATCGCCTGATTCCATGAGTGCTTTCTCTGTGTTTTCAAGAATAGTAGCTGTTACGCTTTTCTTGTGGTTGTCTGAAATTGGTGCGAAAGATGCGTGTTCCAAAACTGGACCCCATTTTTCTACCAGTTGCTGATAGTTTGACTGAGTCATATGATTCTATCTCCTTGTTTGTATTGTCTGAGTTTATTTATAATAATTAGATTTTCATCTGGGGTTAAGAGTTTGATGGCATCCTGTTGAAGCCTTCAAGAAGTGCGTTGATATTGCTGTATTCAGATACTGGCTGTTTAACGGCTGTATCTTCAACAATGATTTCTTCTTCGTCTGCTACTTCTTCTACCAAAGGCTTGCTTTTTGCAAAGAAAGATTCTTTTAGTGTTGTAAGATCAGATTTGTAAGCTTCGATATCATCGAAGGCTAGTTTTTCTGAAAGAACCTTTAGGCGCTCAACTTGTGTGAGTGTAAGACCCTCAGTCATTTCTTCAAATGCCGCATCTGCTTTCAATGAAGCGATCTCTTTTGCAAGAGTTACGTTTTCAGTGATTGCTTTATTTGCATCAGCTTTAAGACCTTCAACTTCTTCTTCCAAGCCAGCAACTACGTCAACAGTATCTTCGTTGATTTCGATGTTATGCTCTTCGAACAATGTTGCAAGTCCGTCCATTAACGACTCAGCCATTTCCACTTTAATACCAGCTTCGATAGCCAAACTGTTTTCTGTCATCCACTCTTCTACAACGTAGTCGAGATATGAGTCAAGATTTTCTACAACGTTATCGATAGATGCGTCAGATGCTTCTTTCATTGATACTGCAAGAGCTTCTGTTTTTTCTGCAATCATAACATCTGATCTTTTGATAGATGCTTCATTTACAGCCGCTTCAAATACTAGAGTAACTTTGCTTGTAAAGTCTTCAGACAAATCCATGCCTTCGAACATAGCCGCAATAGATGTATCATATTCGATAACTTCTTCCGCAACAACTTCCACAGCTTCATCTTCAACTGCTTCTTCTGCTACTGGTGCAGGTGCAACTTTTTCAGCCTTTGGATTGACTTTTTTAGCTACGTCTGCTTTTTTCTTTTTGATTGTGCCGCCTTCTGGTGTCGTTGGGTCTTCAACAGTTGAAACCCCATCGTCAGATACGAACTTTTCTTCTAGGTCGTGAGACATATGTTCTACTCCTTTATTTGGATACTTATATTACTATTATTTATAATTTTGTTAATTTTCATTTTTTCAGAGATTGAATAAAGCGCTCAAACAACTGTTTAGCTGTAGATTCATCAACACGATGAACGATGCGATTTATTTGCTTCTCCACTACTTGTTGGATTTCTTCAATTACTTGCTCAATAGGCTCTTGTGCAATCCAGTTGCCAGAAGCGATATCGTAGTAATATTCAGCGTTTTCCATGATGCCATTAACAAAACAATTCGGACCTGATGGGTCTGTTACAATGTCAACTGTTGCTAGGTGAAAGTCATTTTGAACTTCCATGATCCCATCTTTAGTTTGCTTCACTGATCCCAAACCACGAGTAGACACACCAATTGTGACACCCTCATCCATGAAAGTTTTGACGATTTCGCCCATTGGAGTACCAAGAATTTTGGCTTTACCAATGAAGTTTGAACCCTCACGTTTCATGTCGGTAATTAGGTGAGATACACGATCACCATTGATGGTCGGACCATCTGGATGACCAAGTTCGCCCAAGGCACGTTTAGTTTCAATAAAGTCTTTATTGTAACGTACCATTTCGCTCTCAAGTATCTGTGCAGGATAGATACGACCATTACGGTTTTTAATATCACCTTGCATGAAGATACCTTCAACGAAATAGGATTTCTTTCCTGTTTCTTCGTTAATTTCGGTTGCTACGTTGCAATCCTCTACTACTTCTGTAATTAATCTCATATTTCTATTCCCTTAAAAACTTATTTATATCTTTGCGTCATAATAATTCTTAGATAATTCACCACGTTCTGTGGTTGAACCTTTCTTTCGAACCTTAACATACGTCAATTGAACATTTCCACCGTTTGGAGGTGTGAATGTTCTCACCCCAGCAGCAGTCGTGCCATTTGCATCTGCGTATGTATCAGCCGCAAGAGCGGCATTGTCATATTGCCAAATGCAGGTATTAGCCGCATTTTCAGACCCAAGGACATCTACCCAAGCCATTACTCGTGACTATCCCTAGCGAACCCAAGAATTTCAGCATAACCTTTTTTATTCTTCATAGCAGTGTCAGTCATCTTCTTGACGTTAGGCTTACTAAGTTGCTTCATAAGATCATTCAACATCGTAGCATCGTCTTTTTTGACCATTACTTGCTTGCCATCTTTTAACTTAAGACCACCAGCTTTGAATGATTCTTGGATGTGTTGTACTTCTTCATAAGAAGCCGCCAAGTCTCTTTTGCTTTTTACTTCTCTTGAAGTTTTGACAGCATCATTTCTAGCTTTGGCAACTTTTTGGTTTGCGTTAGCATGTTGAACTGCTCTCTTTGTAGACTTAGCATACGGATCGTATTCTTTTTCATCAAGAACTTCAGCACATTCTCTGCGCATTGAAGCCAAAGATTTTTGTGTAGAAGTCATTGTGCGTACTGGTTTCTTACGTCCAGTCTTGGTGCGTCCCATAGCCGCATTATGTTCAGCGTCTTTTGCACGTTGAACTTTAAGGAAGTCAGGCTTTATCTTTGGTGCGCCTTTTCTACGAGGTGCTTCATCAAGTTCTACAGCTTCATCCAAGTCTTCTTTATACATGTTCAACTCATAGCTTTTGCCAGTGTTGTATACTTGTACTTGAATAGCTTTTTTACCGCTTTTGTCTGTCAAACGATAAGAGTTTGTCTTACCTGTGCTTGGCTTTCTCGGACCCATTGCAACCTTGTCATCAATCTCTGATGGGTCAACAATAATACCAAGGTTCTTTTTAGCATGAGTATATGCTGTTTGCATAGCACCTGAGAAATCTTTGTGGTATAATTCGTAATTAGAATTCTTACCTTCGTTACGCATACGTGGCTCACGACGATTATCACTTGGATTTTCGATACGCAAGTTTGCAGGATCATTGTTCAATGGGTTATTATCCGCATGTCCAACATCCATACCGTCAACGTCATTCTCTTTAGCCACAATTCTACGTGCTTTGTTTCTTGAAGAACGGTTTGCAATTTGCTCTGGTCTGCTATGGTAATTAGCATACTCTTTAGCATAGTTGCGTTCATCAAGTTCTACTTCTTCTCTGAAGATGCCTTTACGCTTCGCATCACCGATGGTCTTTGCCATCTGGTCTTTTGACATGCGCTTATACTTTGGCATAGACATCAAGTAATCAATTGCATTGTGGTCTTTCTTACCACCTTGCGACATATACTTTTCATAGTCTTTGATGAGGTTTTTGTTTTCGTCAAGTTCTACTGTCACAGATTCTTTAACTAGACCAGTCATAGAAGCCGCCATGTCACCCAATGCCAAAGAGATACTACCATTACGGTTGTATAGGAAGAACTTACCGCCCTTACCATCATCTCTTTTCATTGTGATCTTGCCAACTTTAGCTTTACCAACAATATTTTTTGTTCCTACAACAAATGTAGCTTTATTACCTTTTTTGATGCCTGAGTCGTAACTAATAGTTAGCTTGTCACCCTTCTTAGTTTGATCCCACATCTTTTGATCCATGACTGCTTCATCAAGGACTACAATATTTTCTACAATTTGTTTAAAACTTTTCATATCATTTATCCATTAATCTCTTTGGCTTTGACGCCTTGCATGATTAGGTTAGTAGCGGCTGTTGTTGAAAGCCATTTGATGTCGGCACGAGCGATTGCAATCAACTCTTCTTTGCTACGACCTTTCAAAATTGCACCCATTTTCTGAGCGGCATCTACAGGAAGACGATCAGGCATACTTGCATACGCTTTTTTCAACTGTTCGATTTGCTTAGGGCTGAAACCTTCTTCAAGATCAACAGATTCAGTGAATACAACTGGGAATGATGAAGTACCACCAGTCTTTGGGTCAAGCGCAACCATACGCTCTTTACCCTTTGTTGCGTTCTTGTAATCTTTGTGAACTTTGCGGAAGTTTGCTTTTGAGATATGGATTTTGTTGTCCTTAATCTCGTATTTCTTTGCTGGTGATTTCCCCAAAGCCGCCGCAATACGAGCGTCTCTTGCAGATGCTTCATCAAGATCAACTTCTTCATTCTTGTCCCAAGGTGCTTTCTTCAATGATACTTTTGCTTTACCACTTTTAGAAGGCGCAGATGCTTTTGACAATGCCGCCGATTTAGCCATTGCTGAACCTTCTGAAAGTCTATTCATAATAGCTTGGTCTGCTTGTTCTTTGAAATCTTCATCCATGCTGATCTTTGACCTTGACATTGATTTGCCATCTTTACCAAAAATAATATCTATACCTAATTTATCAGCCTTTGCCGTAGCTTTTAATTTAGCTAAATTGATACCCTTTTCAGATTTCTTTACTAGAGCTTCTTGGTCTTTAATCACCTTCATCGCGGCGTCTTTGTCGGCTTTACCAAGATTATTAAATGCTTGTACTTTGGTAAGGGCGTAATAAGCTTTTAAAGCTTCACTAGCTCTTGCGTTTTTGCCAACTTTTTTCTGAACGTATTTTGAGAGTGTTCCAATAGATAATTCCTGTAGGTCTTCTGCTTCATCAAGTTCGACAGATTCGTCAAAAGAAGGTCCTGCATATTCGAATGCATCATCATAGGTAGTGTCGTAATTAGCGTCACCTTCTTGGTCAGCAAGTCTTTTTGCTTTTTCTCTTGGCAAATCGTCAGCACCAATCGCACCAGTAAATTGGTGATCAAGTGCTACTGGATGAGGAATAGTCTCATACGAGTGCATGTCTTT